GGCAACGCTTTTTCATTCACAGAAACCCTATCAAATCCTGGCCTTTCAAATGTAACAACAATCAACCGAACCACAACGACAGAATCTATTGTGGAATCGGTATCTGTCTTTACTCAATAACATTTAGTCAACCAGTATTTGCAAACGCTACAACGATAGCATCGCCTTCAGCTACATCACAGGGGTCAGTAATTAACCAGGGTATTCAAGTGCAAAATGGTAGTTTCATGTTTCAAGAAGTGGGTGATGGAATCCGTTGCAGTGGAACGACTCTTACCATTAATCCCTTCATTTCTAAAGTCAACACTTGGAAAGATCCGTTTGAACCTTATTATCAAGAAAATGTATATGACGACAGCACAGATGATGATGGTAATTTAATTAATCCTGGTGGAGTTTTATATACAAAACCAATTAGAACTGGACAAGCAAAAAATAACTTAAGTTTCAACTATGGCATAACTGCAACCGTGGCCGTTCCACTAGATAGACGCATGACTAACAGGTGTGTATCTGCTATGAATAGCCGTGTTAAGTATTTAGAACAAGCCTATAAAGCTAAGAAGTTAGATTATGCTTTGGGACGTTTAAAAGTATGTGCAGAGCAGTTAAAGCTCGGTGTTGTCTATGCAAAAGACAGTCCTAGTTATGTTGTCTGTGAAGATGTAAGGCTAGTCAACCCTCCTAATACATTGCCAGATCACACCCATAGTATTGAAGTTACTTCCGAGAATCCCTCTGCTCCTTTTTCCTTTCAGCGAGGGACTTTACAGGAGGCTTCTTCCCCCGAATAGCTAACAACTTCTTAGTAATCTTCTTAGAAAATGATTTGACTTGTCCTTTTAATTGCTTCTGGACAAACTTAGCTATCGGTTGACCAATAACAGTTACACCAACAACTGATGTGATAGCAATAGCAGATGTATTTACAAGAACCGTAGGTTGTGGAGCGTAATTACCTGCAATCTCTATAGGATTTAAACCTTCCCAAACAGTTTCACATTTACCTGTAAGCACATCTCTCTTCCATCCTTTAATCCTTGCAAGGCCGCCTTTACCTAACGAACCAACAGGAGTTTTAGCAAGTGTATCTAAAGGTGGGCATGGAAGTATATCTGCAATAAAATCTCCATCAATCATTGGAGTTTTAAAATCTTGCTTCCCTACATCGGTATCTCCCTTCTCGTTATCTTTGCCATCCTTCTCTTCCACTTCCTTTCTCTTCTTCCTTTTTGATTTCTTTGGTAAGACAGGAGGAACAATTTTGGGAGTCTCTTGTTTTATCTCTTCTTGCTCAGGTTCAACAACAGTAGCCCCGTCCCAATCAACAGCCATGCTTTCAAGCGTTGGTACGTTGCCATCACAGACATAAAAATTTCCTCTAGGATCACTAGTTACTAAATTCTTGTTTTTTAACGTCCTAGCCCTTACACAGCCAGGCATTTGGATTACTGGAAAACCTATGTTATTAGGTATTAACGGATCAGGAACAGTAATTAAAGTTGTATTTATTGAGGCTTCAGGTATTTCTTGAATCGAAATATCTTCTATTTCCATACAACAAAACCCTCCAGCACTGGTGAGACTAGAGGGCTTTGGTACTGACGCTCCAACAGAGCAGAGGCTAAGTTAATAGCTTGATAATGGGTCTGGTAAAAACATACTAGCAGTCGTTCCATTGACCAGCAAGATCACTACTTAAATTACCCACAGCTTTCCGACTTTGACCAAACCAGAGACCTGCCAAAACGGGGCCGAGAATTGGGATTCCAGCGATTGCAGGTGTAACTTGAACTGATCCAGCATCAGCAATTAGTTGTCCATTACTTCTACCCTGTGCCATTTTTTCTATGCATTCAATTTGTTTATCTGTAAGTTTTCCTCCGTCACCTTTTGGATAAATTGCAAATTGAGCTACGTCTTGTTTATGTGTATATCTCTTTTTAACTTTGCCATTAAAGGTAGGTTTCTCATCATCAATGATTGTTGTAACTAACTTTGGATCGTGTTGCTTAGAATTAAACATCCACTCTTCAGCACCGTCAGGCTTGGTTTCACTCCTGATTTGAATACTGCTATAGGGAGTGCTAGATAGTTTGGCGATGTCTGGGATGCCAGAATCTTTACGAGCCAAAAGATTAAGGCTCATAAAGTTAGTCGCAATTAAACCACCGCCCAGAACAAGAGAAGTTAGGCCGTTAAATGACTTGAATTGAATCATTTAGCAAACGGATTAACAGGGCCAGTGGCAGAAGGCATTTTGGGAATGGAGGGCATTGCTCCTTTAACAAGAGAAGGCAGTTGCTTTTGCACTTCAGTCATTATGGATTCTGTAATCTTGCCACGCTGAAAAAATGCAAACGTACCACCACCTACTGCTACTACAAGAGCAGCAGTATTTATATAGGTGAGAATCTTAATCATGCAGGGCAAGCCTCACCACCATCAAGCTCATCCAAATTTGCCTGAACCAATTCCGCAGCTTTGGTTTCTAGAATTTGCTGGTTTTCTTTCCATTCTGTAGCTCGACGCTCTTGATCTGCCTTTAATTGCTTGATTTCATTAGCAAGGGTTACACGATCAGCCATAAAAATAATACATTGCCCTCAAATTATAAACCTACTGTCTATCCCCTACATGTTCGGCCATCTCTAGGATTAGAGGTTTACTTTAGTTAATGTAGGATTTCCGTTTGAATAGGAATCAGTAGGATGAGCATCATTTTCATCTTGGGCTGAATCTACGTAACCAACTCTAGAAGCCGATACACTTGTGAGACTTGGATCTGAAGCAGTGAAGTTTGTAACGCTTGTAAAAATTAAATCGCCGTAAGTTCCTGTTTTACTTCCATCTTTCGGATATTTAACTCCTGCGCCAAGTTGCCTATAGGTTGAACTAGAACCACCACTGGGGTTCATATCATAACTGAGCAAGAAATATAAGTTTTCATCTTCACCAGCAATATCAATAGCCCTTGCATAAGGAATTTTATTTACTGTTTGATTAGCATTAATAGTTATTTTTGTAACCCAACTTAAAACACCAGCACTCGTCATCTTAAAGACAAAAGATGCTCCATTACTTGAATCCGAGTTTTGTCCAATACCATAAACATTACCTGATGAATCAAGAACTATATCTTCAATAACTTTAATTTGATCAGTTGTACTATTTGCTATGTATTTTTTCCATTGAATTACACCAGATGAATTAACCTTAGTAATTAAACAACGGTATTCCCACCACGGGTGTGACCCCTGAGTCGTGCTCCCGCCAATGAATAGATTATCGGATGAATCAATTGCAACACTCGTAGGATTATCATAACTGCTATGTCCTAAAGAATAATTTGCAATATTTGCACCTGTTTGATAATTGAATTTGCATATAAGTATATTCGACTCACCTTGATCTAGACCTGCACCATCGACCCATGAACCCACGGCATACCCTGTTGTTTTGTCATGGCTAATACACGCATCCTTAAAATAGGAGGTACCAGCATACGCACTACCGCCTGTTCGATCTAATCTCTTATGAAACAATAATTTAGATGATTGGTTATTACTATTGTTACCAACAGTTATGGGAGACTTATAAAAGAATGGTCTTCTATTAGCAGCATTACTTGTATAAGTACTATTTTTAACTTTTCCACCTATTAAAAGACTACCTGAAAATTCACAATCTTGAGCAACAAAAGTATCACCAAATATTCTTAAAGGCTTAGGTGAAACAGTGGCTAATGCAGCATCAAATGGATTAAGTGTACTAGCAGTAGGACCACCAGTAGCAGTAAGCGATCCAACAGTTGCACCTGTCACAGAAGAAGATTGACAACATAAAAGTTTGACATTACTTGCTGTTGCCCCTTGAGATGTTGTTGTTAATGGTTCTGTTACCGAATAAGTAAATCCATTTTGAGTACTAACTTCTGGATCTCCATTAGCACTAATAGTATTGACTGTGACATCTGAGGCTGTTGTTGTCGTGCCTTTGCAACATAAAAGCTTGACGTTGCTACCAGTAGCACCTTGAGAAGTCGTCGTTAAAGGTGTATTTGACGGTGTGAAATCATCTACAAAGGGGTTTAATAAACTTACAGTTGGACCACCACCAGCCGTAATTGTCCCTGTGCATACGGTTGAACCAGTAACAGAACTATTGTTGCAACATAAAAGCTTTGTATTCGTTATGTTCGTTAATGGCTCTGTTGGGACCGTAAATGATGAGGTATAAATTGCTGTACCGTTTACAATTCGGACATTTGATATTTTACCTGTAAACCATTGATCTCCTTGATCGCTAGCTATAACAACAGGAGCAGTACTGTTGTAGATTGTAGCGGTAATATTTTCTTCTTTAGATAAATTTCCATCTGTAAACAGCCTTACTTTTCCACCTGTTCTTGTAACTGCTAGGTGATGCCATTGACCATCATGAACGTTCACCCCCGACTCTACTATGGTATGACCTCCGGGCGAACCAGTTGTGCTATAAAAGAAAACCCAACCATCTGCTGGATTAGGTTTTGAAGAACGAATCATATAACTAAATTGACCTGACCCTTGCCATTTACCAAAAACGTTCCGATAATCACTCGACGTTACAGAGGTGTTTACCCAACATTCAAGGGTAAAATCATTGCTTCCTAACTCATAATCTGCGTGATCAGGAATACTCAAATAGTCATCCGTTCCATCAAAATCAACTGAATAATTATCTAGATAAAGAGCTTGATGCGTAATCCTTAAATTTGATACCTTTCCATTAAAAGCCGTACTAGCTACTTGGCCTACAGCTAGATCTTCAGCCGTTCCAGTTGGTGTGCCTTCTATTGTTCCAGTTTTAACTAATGATCCATCTACAAAAATATTTAGATTACTAGATCCATCATGAACAAAAGCTAGATGATACCAACGATCTGTCGCTAAGGTGTACCCACTATTGAAATTAGTAACACTACCATTCCAATAATAAAATGTGACTTCACCTCCAGACTTAGGACCAAAACTCCATCTTTCTGGACCGCTTGTTGGAGTAGTCGCACCTACAACAGGAGATCCACCATTTTGAGTACTAGCAAAAGCATCTCCTTTAACCCAATATTCAACAGTAAAAGCTTGTGATTCCCAGTTGCCTAAATCATTACTAAGTGTTTGAGATAAGTAATCTCCCGACCCATCAAAATCAACTGAGTTACTAATAGGGGGATAAATAACCTGTCCTTTTGTTACTCGTACATTGCTAACTAAACCACCATAAAATTCTCCTGCATGATGTGATTTACCGATAACAAATCCTCTTGCCGATGTATAAGAAGTTGAATCCGTACCAATAGCTACTTCAGTACCATCAAGAAATAATCTCCATGTATTACCTGTCCTTGTCCCTGCAACGTGATACCAGCGACCTGTCTCAATAGCACTAGCTAATGAACAAACAGTCCCATTACCATTATCAAAAACTAAAGTTGTACCATTTGTATAAATAACAGGACCGCCAGAGCTTGAAGTTCCTCTACCATTAAGGATGACGTTGACATTAGAAACTGACGAACTTTTGAAAAAACACTCAATTGTAAAATCTCCACTCATCTGAAAATCAGTACTAGAGGGAGCTTCTAAATAATCGTCGCTATCATCAAAACTGACTGACCTTGCAGTTGCTGAATCTGCTGCACTTTGACAACATAAAAGCTTGACGCTAGAAGCTGTTGCGCTTTGAGAAGTCGTCGTAAAGGGAGATAGAGATGGAACGAAAGCAGCAGTGTAAAGTGCTTGTCCTTTTGTAATCCGAACATTTGATATTTTGCCATCAAAACCATTTGAAGAAGTACTTTGACCTCCTATTTTCATGGTTGTTTCAGAATTATGAAGAGTATCCGTTGTTGATCTAGTTGTATTTAAAACTCCGTCTGTAAAAGTTCTTAAGTTACTTCCAAATCTGCTTATTGCTACATGATGCCAATTTCCATCACTAATATCAGAACCCATTGTAGTTATATAATTACTTCCACTAGTGCTATAAAAGAAAGACCATCCAGTACCTATATCTTGTGATGCATATCTAATAGCCCATCCATAGTCGGGGCTTGTATGTGTTGTCCACGGGCCTAAAGCCGTAAAATATCCACTTGTTGTTTGTGTACTTTTTATCCAACATTCAACAGTAAAATCACCATTACCGAAATTAAAATCATTATGATTATCTATTCTAATTTCATCTGGATGACCATCAAAATCAACACTATGATCGACTTCTGTTGGGAAATTAGGAACTAAAAAATCACTTGTTATTGTTCCATTTACTTCAACACCTGATGATGTGTACTTAGCTAGATTTAATAACGTAGGTGTTTCACCACTAGAAATATTATCTATAACAGCAAAACATCCACTTGGGTAGAACACAGAGTCTTGGGCTACAAAATAAATTTTATTATTAAAGATATAACTTCTTGTTCGACCATTTGGACGGAAAGCAGCAGCACCAGAGACGGAATGACTTGGACCTTGATCAAAATTAGCACCATAACTTTTTATAATATTTGCCCCATCTTTATCAAAGCCCAAAAGGTAACCACGTTGATGTGAGCCACCATCCGAACCCATCAACCAGTATGAATTTTCTTCTGAGTCAACAGCAACACTATATTGCCCCCAACCTGACGAACCACCAACATTTGTAGGACCAGAACTGTAATCAGTAAAGTCCATTTTCTGATACCAATATTTCTCACCTGCTGGTCCACCTGCGCCTAGAAAAATTTGTTGTATTGGCATGATTAATAGTCTCCTTGTGTGTTAGTTAGTAGGTACATATTTATGTCAACCCTGCACCTGAAATATAGGCAACTGTGCCTGAAGTCCATAGAATAGTAGCCATTCCTCTTGTAGCTAGCGTGCGATTTGCATTAGTACCATCGGCTGCGTTATACATAGTTGTTCCTTTTGTAATCGTTATATTTCCAGCCGTATTGTTGACAATTGTAATTGCATCACCAGCAGCATGTCTGCTATCTACCCATGTAATATTTCCACTTGCAAGAATGTGTTTACCTGCATCTGCTGCTAACAATTCATAAGCTGAACCTTGCGTATTTTGAATTATTTTTCTTAAATCGCCTTTGCTGTCTGATACCGTTCCAGCAAACGTGGCGTTTTGATTTGTATCAAGAGTTAATGCAACATTTTGTCCATTAGTACCAAATAAAAGCCTATCTGAAGTTCCTGTGTATATCAGAAAATCATTTGAAGTTGAGTTTCTAAATTTCAGATCAGCACTGTTAGCACCTAAAAATCTTGCTATTTCTGTGTCACTACTTTCTTGAACCGTTAATCTATGTGTTCCTGAAGTGGCTCCAATAAGGCAGTCTCCACCACTTGTAATCCGCATCCGTTCGGTTAGATTTTCAGTTCCATCTGCACTCGTAAGAAATGTCAACCTTGTTGGCATATCATTGCTACCTGGCGTTCCATCTACGGAAGCTAATATTCTTGCTCCGTTTGCCATGTCAGCTCCATCTGCACCAGCAAAATTTATAGCTCCTAATCCATCACCATCTTGAACAATCGTGTAAGTTCCTGCGCTACCGCCTCTACTTTTGCGTAGATATACATAAGAAGGATCAGCACCGTTATTCCAAGAGTTAAACTCACCAGCAGCAGAACCTGTTGTATTTACTTGTAGTGTTGAACCTCCAATACTAGCGTTATGTCCCACCAACAAACGACCACTTGAGTCGATCCGCATCCGTTCGGTAGAGGCCGTACCAAGCATCAAATCATCAGAAGAATGAAGATATTGCATGAATCCTGCAAATTCAGCAGAACCTGTTGTTCCATCAGAAAACATTAAGGCGTTATTTCCGCTATCAGTAGATCTAATTGTTACCCCGACATTGCCAGCACCAGAGATTGTTAAATCATCTGCATCTGGAGCACCTTCCGTAAGCGTATTAATTCGTAATGCAACATTACCCATCAAGTCTAAATAACTGCTGCTAAGTCTTATCCTTTCTGTATATGAGGTAGCTCCAGGTGTTGCGTCACCTTCCATTATTTTCAATAATGACGCATCTTTTTTAATATCCCAATATTGATCAAGTGTATTGCTGCTACTAGATTCTGCCAATCTCAACGTTGCATTTGCAAATGCTTCGTTTGATTCAGTATCTCTTATCGTAAGAATAGGATCACCACCAACAACCTCTAACGTAGTGGCAGGAGTAATTGTCCCAATACCAACCCGATTATTTGAAGCGTCAACATGAAGTGTGGTTGTATCTATTGTTAATCCATCAGCAACTAAGGTTCCTGCAAGAGTCGCTCCAGTTGCAGTTGTAGAAAATTTAGTAGTCCCATTGTGGTAAAGAGATACGGCTCCATTCTCAACAGCACTTAGTTGAACTTCAGTATCATCAGCACTGTTAACTTGAAAACGACTTGCATTAATTATCAAATTACCCGTTCCAACATCTTTTATTCGTGAGTGATTTCCACTATGAAAGATTTCTAATCCATCTCCACCAGTACCAAATATTGCTTTTTGATTGTCATTAAAAATTAATGAACTTGCTGAAACATCCCATAAAAGACTTGACCCAAAACTTATATCACCACTAACAGTTAAACCAGTAAGTGTTCCAACAGAGGTTAAAGAACTAGCTGTTACTCCACTAGCGAGAGTATTTCCAGTTAAATCTGCAGCACCAGTTGCAGCAGCAGCCCACTCAAGAGTCGTAGCAGTAGAACCAGCTTTTAGGACTTGACCTGTTGCAGGGGCAGCAGCAGGTAAACTGATGGTATAACTAGCTTCCGACCCTTTATCAGTAGCCCCTTTAATTCCTATATAAGCACTACCATTACTATCAGCTTCGAATAAACGCAGCTCTTTATCGTTATCTACTTGAAGATGCCCAGTCATTAAACTGCTTCCGTCCTTTGGTAAAGCAGCGTCAGCAACATCTTTTGTAATCTTTACAGCATTAGCAGTAGCCGCTGTCGTTGCACTTGTACTATCTGCTGCATTTGTTAATTGAAGCGTTCCACGGGCTGATGTTGTACCTTGTGCAACTTTTGTTCCAGTTATCGCAGCCGAACTAGATATATCACCATCAACAATTACGCCGCTTGCAATTGAGGTCAGGCCAGCATTATTTATGCTTATGTCTCCTGTAACTGCTACTGCTGTTGGTTCGTTAGAAGCATTACCAACAAGAATTTGAGCAGAAGTTAGATCAGCTAATTTGGTAAAGGCAATTGCAGCATCACTCTTAATGTCTACGTTCTGGATCGTGTCATTGGCAAGCATCGTTCCAGTGACAGTCCCAGTATCTCCAGTTGTAATTACTGTCCCAGTTATATTTGGCAGCGTAATAGTTTTGTCCGACGTTGTTGGTTGAGCAACTGTTAATGTCGTTTCAAACGCATCAGCATTTGTTCCTTCAAAAACAAGACTTCCAGCAGAACCAATCAATAATACACCAGTAATCTCACCACCGGATTTCGCTAATTTCTCTGTTTCAAGTTCTTGTATAGCATCTTGCACATTGGTCGAACTGATCTGACCGTAAGGCGTGAAAGTAATGTTGGACGCAACCTGACCCGCTACGGTTTGAGATAAATCAACTTCATTCCATGACGATCCAGCACTATTTGTAACCCCAAGAATGTAATCAGGAGGAGCAAAAGCAACTGCAGGAGCTGGAGACGCAGGTGTCCCAGAAGTAGAAACTACGACATAGACACCATCAGTAGTGGCTGAAGCTGTAGGTAAATTAGATCCAACTGCTAAACCAGCCGCAATTCCTGCGGTTGTAGTAGCAACCATTTTTGATGTATTAGCGTTATATGTACCTCCAAAGACCAATGAACCTTTCGTTAGTGTTGTTATTGCTTGCCAAGCGTTTCCGTCCCAGATGAAACAATCTTCCGAAACAGTATCAAACAATAACTGTCCATTAAATTGTGCTGTTGGATAAGATCCAGTTTGTTGAACTGATTGGAATATTGCTGTTGAGCTATTTGTTAGTTTTGACCCGTCAATTGATTTCCCAATTCTTGCAGCATCAATAGTTCCACTGGTTAATTTCGTAGCAGAAATATTAGGAACTAATGAGGCTGTTAAACCAGTACCTGCAGTAACAACACCTTTAGCATTAACAGTGACTGATTGATATGTATCTGCACTAACTCCACTAGATGATGTCGCTAAATTGCCTGACCCATCTACAGTTAACCCTCCTCCAGATGTAATTTGTACTGCACCTTTAGCCGAGGTTGTAGCTGTAGGTAAATCTGCAGCAACAAGAGAAGCACTTCCTGTGATTGCACCTTGAGCATTGTATGTAACTTTTGTTGCACCAGTAGAATTAGCAGAAACACTATTTGAAACAGACAGGACACCTGCTCCGTCAACACTTAATCCAGATCCAACAGATACGCCACCTACCGCAGAAGTTGTTGCTTTAGGTAAATCACCAGCAACAAGATCAGTAACAGAAGTAATTAAACCTTGTGCGTTATAAACAATTCCGTTTTTACTAGAAGCTCCTCCGCTAACAGCGTTATTAATTCCGAGGTTTCCACTAGCAACATTTAACGACCTATCAATATTTGATGTGTTTAACTTTGCTGCTGTAATTGTTCCATCTCTTAATTTCGTGGCTCCGTCTAAACCTGTACTTGAATTAGTAGAAGTCTCGACTTTATCATTTGTAATTGCTGCATTTTGAACAGCAGCAGTATCTACAGCATTATTTGCAAGTTGTGAATCTGTTACTGAATTAGCACCTAACTGTGTTGAAGTTATACTCCCTGAAACTAACTTAGTAGCTAAAATACTTCCTGCTAATTGTGCATTAGTAATTGTTCCGACTAATGACGAAGTTGGATAACCTGTTGCATCTTGCAAATCAAATGCAGGTGTAGCATCAGCCGTACCAAGGGTTACTGAAACTCCTCCTAAAGAAACACTAGAAGAAACAAGTTTGGCAACTGCTATAGATCCTGCAAGTTGAGCATTTGTAATTGTCCCTGTTAACGAAGATGCAGGGTAATTAGTTGCGTCTGTTAAGTCAAAAGCAGGAGTAGCATCTAAAGCCCCTAACGCAACACTAACACCGCCAAAACTTACAGAAGAATTTGCTAACTTAGCGTTTGCAATTGATCCTGCTAGTTGTGCATTTGTAATCGTACCCACCAAGGCAGATGTGGGGTATCCAGTAGCATCCGTTAAATTAAAAGCTGGAGTCGCATCTGCTTGCCCAAGTGCAACGGTTACACCACCAAAACCAACATTAGAACCAACTAATTTTGATACATCAATTGATCCTGCTAATTGTGCATTAGTTATTGTGCCTACAAGATTTGTTGTCTTATATCCAGTTGCATCAGTTAGATCAAAAGCAGGTGTAGGGTCCGTTCCACCAAGTGCTAATGAAATACCTCCAAATGAGACAGAAGAATTAGAAAGTTTACTATTAACTATTGATCCAGCTAACTGAGCATTAGTTATAGTCCCTACTAACGATGATGTTGGATAACCTGTTGCGTCTGCAAGGTTAAAGGCTGGAGTTGCATCAGTACCTCCAAGAGCTAAAGAGATACCGCCTAAAGAAATTGTTGAATATTCTAGTTTTACATTTGAAACCGCCCCATCAATTATTGATCCTGTTGCTACTTGATTCGTTCCAAGAGCAGCAACTTTTGCCGATGGAATAGAACCTGCGTCAATTAAGGCGACACCAGCTTCAATTAAATCTTTAACTGTTACTTTTTTCGTCTCAGACGCACTAACGTCTGCAATAGCTAATGGGTCGTTTGCTGCTACACCTGCTTCTGCTAACGCTGGCAGATTACTAATTTCAAGATCAGGCATTTCCCTTAACTAAGAACCAATGAACATATATTACGGCTGATCGAGCAATATGGGACTTTGATTTTCCTGAAGAATCTTATTCTCATCTTCCTGTAACAAGTATCCAGGTGTTGCTCCTGTATTTAAAGTAATCACATCAGTCGTTATAAATTCAATTCTTGTTGTTATTTCTTGGCTCGCAGAGACACTAACAGCAACATTTGTTACGACACATTTAGCTTCGTACCAAACTGTATGGAGCACGCTACTAGCATCTTTATAAATATAAAAACGTCCATCAAAATCTGCACCCTGTTGAAGACGAATAATTAATTGAGCAAGATAAAAAGGAAATTCTGGATCTTGAACAGCAGTATTATCAGCCAAATCAGAACTATGTTCCCATAAACAATTTAAAGTTCCCTGACCACTGATTAATCCTGCTTCGTATTGTTTTTTAAATTGAGCACCTAAAGGAGTTAAGTCTACTTGATCTCTATTGGTAGTAATTTCAAAATCTTGTACTCTTGCTAAATGTCTAAATCTAGAATTAACAGTTTGAAGTGTAATTTCCTTTGATGAACTAGGAGTAACAAGTGTTAAAGCATCTGATTGTCTTCCTGTAATAGCAGCCGCAAACGTGCTGAATAATCTAATTCCACCCATCTTATCAACATAAATATACCAACATCCGTCTTCATAATTATGACCACTAACAAGCTCTAAAGTACTTTTATCAACTGTTGCAATCTCTACACGATCTCCAGTTATTAACGATCCAGAAGAACGGTCAACTGAAAATCTTTTTGATCCCGTGTTTACGTCATGAGGATCTAACTGAGTCCGTAAAGGTGATGACAAAGTATCTCGACGAATCTCTACTTCGCCATTTTGTCCAAAATAAACAGCCACAATTAAGTACTTAGTTCGTCAGTTGGAGCACCATCAGCTTCCCACGTAAAATCAACAGAAGAAATTTCTCCTACCGAACTACTCATAGACACACCCGTGATATAAGCACTAAACGTAAGTTGTCTTGCCTCTGAATCCGAACCTGCAGTTTCTTCTAATCTACAAACTAAAGTAACTTTAGTCGATTCAGTTCCACTAGATTTTATAGCTGCGCTTAACAAGTCAGTTACGTTTGGTAAGCCTGTGGCACTAGGAGTATAGTAATAAGCTCTTGCACTACCTGAATAACTTCTAACTCCAGGCTTTATTGTTCTATCCGTATCACCCATCGCTGTGATCTCAAGGATAGACATAGACTGAGAAAAACTCCAACTTTGTAGTTGGCCAACCTCAGTGCCTCCTACCAGTAAAGCTCCGTCTTTCCCACTGAAATAACGTCCCACAGCCCTAAATTAAAAACATTGCGTTTATTCTACGGTGAATCGAGACAAGCGACAAAACTACAGCTAACATTACTTACTCCTTTACCACTACTTGTAACTTGTGGAGGAGCAGAATATCTCCACTTTCCACCGTATATTTCGTCTTGTTCACTTAATTGCCTAGTTAATGTTTTTGATGTTAACGAGGTATCTTCAATACCTGCTGTTGCATAACCCCTTTTAAATGTAACGTAATCCCAAGCAGAATTAACATCATAATAATTTCCTAAAATCAGAGCCGCATCATCATCTGTTATGTTTGAAAAACCAAGAGTCAATGTTGCATTAACAGGTTTATTACCAAAGCGAAGGTGTGTTTTTGTACCGTCTAATGACTCAAAATCTGTACTTGGATAAGTCCCAGGGCGATAACTTCTAGAACTAGGTTTAACAGCAGGAAAAGGATGTGGATTAGCCATTTGTTTTAATCACCAGAATTAATTATAAAACGTTCGCTTTGAGTATCCCATCCCTCTAAGATAGCTAAAGCACCAGTCGTTTCATCTAATGGGGCATGTGAAGCTGATATTTCAATCAAACCATCTTCTCCAAATGTCATACTTTCGATTTTATAGCATTGATTCGTTTTGTCTGTTGTTTGAATTGTAAATAACGAACCAGCATAAGCCGCTAATGCACTTGGGCTATCAAAATTTACATTTGAAGCAAAATCAACTTCTTCCTTGCTTGAGTCCCAATAATAAATATTATTTTGCCCTGTAATTGTACTTTGACTTACAACCTTACCTCCTTCTAAAATAGCTCCATTTTTAAATCTATCTGTATGCTGAGTTGTTGAATATACTCTTATATAATCTGCTGGTTTTAATCCTTGAATATAGGGAGATGCTGTTTTGAAAGTAATTAAATGTGTTGTTTTGTCTTTTACACTTAAAACATATTTACCAAAATCTTTTGCATGTTGTTCATTAGTACAAAAACCACTGAGATCAAACGTTTCAACAGGATCATTCTCATGTTCAGACCCTGCTAATCTAACTACAATTGATTTTGTTTCTGGGAAACCATTTTCTGTTTCATGACGATATAAAATATTTGCTTGAAATACTTGTCTATCCTCAGAAGGTAAAAATGATACATTTAAATCATTGATATTTCCATCAGTAAATAATGCTTTAATTTTTACAGCTTGATCTGGATCAATTTTATAGTCACCGTTTCCTTTGTAAGGCAAAGCAGGTTGAAGGCTAAATTTTCCTCCTATAATTGTGAAATCTAATAAACAATAAGTTGCTTGTTCAAAAATAAATTCTCTTAAATTAATTTTATTTGAAATAACACCGTCCCAAAAATATCCATTAGTATTACAAAACTTTGCTGCATTAATCATGTTATCTCTATCAACAGAAGTAGCACTAATAACAGCTCCAGCTCCTAGCGTTTTATCTGTTAATAAAGCGTAAGCAATTTCAGGAAATAAATTTGTAGCTCCTTTCCCTTCACAATCAACACCAAAAGAAACAGCATTCGGATTTGCTGCACAAATATTTGACATTGGCTTTATATTTTGATGATTATTTTGACTATCAATTAATTTTTCAACCCTTATCCCTTTATGAAAATACGCAGAAAACTGACTAAAACTTGTCCATTCTTTAGAACTATCAATTCTTAACGCTGCATAAGCTATATCTTGATAACAAGAAGTTGTATCTTTTATGATCTCATTACAATAAACAATTTCATGTTCTGGACCTTCTAAATGACTGGATCTATCACCTTCAAAAATCCAATAGTCAGCAGCCGCATCATATGGATTTAGTTCTATATCCTCAACGATATCACGCCTAAACTGATCTACCGTAACAGTTAAAGCTACATTTGGAAGTGCATATTCGTCACTCCCTGGATCGTTTTCGCTTGGATCACGGGGAATCTCTGGAATAATAAGTTTTTGCCCGTTCTGAAAACCACTTATTCCTGAATTTGCTATATAAGACCATGTTGCATAACTTTTAAAACCTTCATGCCAAACGTTGAGTAATACTTTTGCTTGTGTATTATTTTCATCTTCATCTATTAGCGTAACCACTTGATCTTTCCATTGAGTACCTCCTTCGTCTGTATATTGTGCAGCTTCTACATCAACAACTTCTTCTCGACGAACATAGTATAAATCTGGTCTACCTTTTGGATACCCCGTAACAATAGGATGCCCGTAGCCTGGATCATTTGCATCTTGTCCAGAACCAGGAATCGTATGATCAATTAGCGGATAGTATTTTCCAGCTTTCCCTGTGGCTTGATTGGTGTAGTCAAATTGAACTCCTGTTACAGTTTTACCTCCACCGAAAACATTTGAAATATTTTCTTCATGATACTCACTAACAACAACATTTCCCCATGCAGGACCATTTCTTTGCTCTACATTATCAACAACATGACCACGATTGATATATAAATTAAATAGCAATCCACTACCACCCCTTAAAATTAATGTATGGTTATCTCCTGCATAAGTAGGTTGAGTATATGAACCTGTAATTCCTTCTCTATAAATACTTGTTGAACCATTACCATAATAAAATCTTGTCCATTGCGTTTCACTTTGCTCTGTCCATTGTAATTCATCAGCATCATCATTACTACTATAAAAATTAGGAGTAAGACTCTTTAAAGTTCCTTCTGTTGATATTCTTGATGACGAACCAGTGTAAGCAGGATCGTTTTTATCAGTTATATCTGAATTGCCTAAATTCCATTCTGGATTACTAACATCTTCTTTTGTTAAAAGTAACTCTCTATTACCTGCAAATTTGATAACAATATCACTATTTATTTGAGATTTAAAACTTTGTAAGATTGTTGTATCCGTAGTATTATTTGCATTTAAAAGACTAACTTTTATATTATTACTGGCTTCAATTGTTTTAATAACATCAGCTCCAGGCCAAGGTATAAATCTATATTCATGTTGTTTCTTAGGATGTTCTATCCTTATATAATTATATTGAAATTCAGGACTACTACCTTTTACACAAAACAAACCACTATGATTAGAAACTGAACTATCAGGAATAATGTAATCCCAATCAGATCCTGCACCTTGTCTTATTTGTAATTTAAAAAAACTATATCTTGTTATATATTTACTAATATTTCCTAATGTCAAAGTAGATTTACCACCATAAATATCATCTAATGTTTGTTCATCTGGTTTACTATTAACATTTGCAAAATTTATTTCTTTAAATACTTTTGATCTTATTCCTATTTCTGTTATATGGCATTCTCTATTATCTGAAACCGTTCCAACTGCAGCTTTTTGCAGTGTGTATGTTGTAGCAGGATTAAATAGATCATATTGATATTGTTCATAGTAAAATTTATCCTTTCTTCTAAAAAGTTCAAAATACTTATTATCTCCTCCTATTTTCCAAACTGGATTCCCAACATGTGTTCCTAAACTATTATCAGTATTATCAATTGCTTGTACTTTACCTTCTTCAAGAACCATAAAATGATAAGACTTATCATTTACTCCATTTATCCAAGGATCGCTACCTGCTTCAGTACATCTAACTAATGCTGTGCCAAGAATATACTGTTCGCCAAAAGAAATATCAGTATCAGCCTTTTCTCTCATTGTTTGACTAATAGCATTAACATCTTCTACCCCATGATTCATGTATCCAGGATCGTCTCCGACTTTTCGTGTCCAAGTTTTTTGGTAAGCTCTTCCTCCTTCTTCGTTGTTAGCTGGAGCAGTTTCACCTCCTATTATTTGATAATGAATAAGTGTTCCTTTTGGAGCTATACGTGTTCCAGCTTTTATGTCAGTAAGATTTGCAGTAGTTAAAGCTGCTGATTCTGGGTAAATATAATCATTAACATTTTTCCCTTGAGGAATGAACATATCATCGGTATATCGATCTTCATTTTTGATTACTTTTACAAATCCTGCTCTTGCGGGCCATAAGCCTACATTCTTCCTTCTTTTAGCAAGTGTATTTCTTGCTGGTGGAACAGTATCATTATCTAAGTTTGGTGATATACGAAGTAGCTCATAAGGCAATCTAAAATAAGTAGCATTAGGAATAGGATGACTTGTTCCAAATGTTGCTTGAGTTGTAGGATTTCTTGTCCCTGAAAACCATTCATCATGAGTAATTTTAAATTTTCTTTTATTGGTTAAACTCCCTTTTTTTACAAAAGGAATATTATTAGTTAATTTGTCTAATTCTATTTTCTTATTATTATAATTAGCTAATAATAAATCACCAATTGCATAACCTTCAAAGTTAGGTTCGTCAGCTAATTCCCCTAAAGAGAACATTCCTAATATTTTTAATTGTTGATAACGTCCTAAACTTACAATTTGTGACCATAAGAGTTGAGAGTTAACTCTTACTCCACCAAATCCATTTTCACGATTAGCAAAAACAAGAGGGATTAAATCACCTAAATTTGCTAAATCTTGAACACTACTAAAACTAGATTGAGGAGCAAATCTTCTCGTACCAGCGATGTCAGCAGTTCTTCTATTTGACCCTCTACTTGTGTCTGGTTTAGGTGTTAACAGATATGCAATAACACTTAAAGCAACACCAACAACAAATTGACCTAAAAAAGTAAGAGTACCTGCCGTTCCAGCAGCAGTTGTAGCAGCAGTTGTAGCTACAACTAAAGGGCCATTAACTATATTCGGAACCAAGTCATAAGCTTCTGGTCTTTCTTTTACTTTTGCTGCAACACCTTCTAAAAATTGAAAATATTCTTCTTCTGTTATTCCAAGGGCATTACAGAGATCGGCTTCCGTTGGAAGTAACACCCTACGACTGAAAGGGCTTCTAATGGACACCAAGTCACCACCTGGCCGACGAATGTTTTTCGGTAACTTAGCCATCCTTCCTCATACCATGCAGCCATTCCGAATCCATCTTCTGATTTGCAAAGACCAATTGTTCCTAGTTTAGGGGGTGATTCAACTCCCCACCGATTTAATTCTTCAAAAAAGATACTATAGTCTTTTCTTTTTAATCTTCGATACCAATTACGCTCTCCTTTTGGAACAGTAAAACCATAATGAGCCAACACTGTACGAACCAAAGACAGGCAATCACCCGTTCCATGCTTAATAGGATCAGAGCCTAAACGATATTCAAGTCCTATAAGTTCATATGGATTCAACGATTTTGAATTGTTCCTGTCAAAGGTAAATGTTTACATTGTTCTGTTGATAACGTTTTTTGAGGAGCATCTGCACCAACAGCATCAATAGCCGAACTTAATAACATTTCAATTGATTCTGGATCGTATCTCATTCCTGCAATTAACCAGTATTCACTTGTAATTAAACCACCATTTCTTTTAGTTGTATCTACATCCGAAAAATCTTCATCCATAAAATACATTTCAGCTTTAACATAATATCTTTTTTCTACAAATTCTTTAACAAAAGCCATGCTTAAGGGACTATTTGCAAGAATTATGGAAGCTTCTAAATTATCTCCTGAATTATTCATTGCTGCACCTTGATAAATAAAAGAAAGATATTTATAGTCACCAACTCCTTCATGTCTTCCATTCTGAAATTTATTTAAACTAATATTATTACCGTCAAAATCCTCAAAAGGAGAAGGCGTATTTCCATCTTTGTCTGTAACAGTAACAAAAGCAGTTAAAGCAGCAACAGCCATTACATTCCTAACCTCGATCTAGTGCTTCTACTATTCCTTAGTGTAGATAAAGTTCTACTTTCTCCAGCTTTAGCACCTTGAGATGTAGCAGTTGCAATAATTTGTCCTACAGCAGACTTAGGAACAAACTCTTCAGAGTTGAAGTTAAG